GATTCATACGAAGAATATTTTGAAACATTATCAAAAAAATATAAAGAGCCAATAGGTGTATTTAAGCTAAAAATAAAATTCGATGAAGATAATTCAATTTCAGCAAATGAATTTAATGTGTTTTGTAATGGAGAAAAAAAAACCTTGACAATTATATAAATATTAATATTTTCTAATTGGTTTTTATCCTCCTATCGTTGCTATATATCTCCACGTCTATAACCGTGCAGTTTAAAATACTGCACGGTTTTTTTTATTTATATTGCTTTTATTTTTTTTAATGCTATTTTTTAGTCAGGTAAAAAAAACGATATATAAAATGTAAAAATACTATCTTTTTATTAAAAAAGAGATAGTTTTTAGAGCAAAAAAAGACTTTTATGTGATTTTATATATCTAATAAAAAAAAACTCATTATAAACGATTTTTGATAGGTTTTTTTGTTTTATATTGATAATAAAGGAATAAATATATGAGTAAAAGAAAAAAAATATCTACCGAACATAAAGAAGCAATAAAAAAAATGTATGAAGCAGGGATATCAGCTACAATGATTGTTTCTGCTATGAAAAAAAAATATAACGTAGATGTGTCTGCTAATTCTATAAGACAATGGTCATCTGTAAATAAATGGAAAAGAGGTTCTGGAGCTGAATTAAATGAAACTATAGATACTTTACCAGTGTCTTTTAAAAACGAAGTATCTAAAATTGATAAAGTTTTAAAAGAAGAAAATGATGATTCTTCAAAAGAAATCCTTGACAAAATGAGTAATTTGTTTAATTACGCTTATAAAGAACTTGAGTATAGATTGTCAAATGAAGATATAGCTAAATCATTGGAGGTTGATGATTTAATAAAAGTAATAAAAACGGCTACAGAAGCACTCGTCGAATTAAAAAAGATAAATAAAAGAACAGGTAATGTATATTTGCAATTTAATTTTGATATAGATTTTGAAAATAAAGAAGAAAAACAAATAGAAAATATAATAAATGATAACAAAAAAGAAGTAATAGAAATCGAAGAAATATTCGAAGATAAAGGTATAGATGCTTTTGATAGATTAGATAAAGCAAGAAATATAAATACAATAAGGAAAATATGACTCAAAATATTGTAAAAATAGATTATATCCCAACACCAACAGCATTAAGGTTTCATAGAAGTAAAAATAGGATAAGATGTTTATCTGGCGGATATGGTTCTGGAAAATCAACTGCTGGCTTTATTGAAGTTCTAAAATTATGTAGTATAAAAGACAATAAAGGGATGTTTTTAAGAAAGACATATCTCGAATTGCAAATGCTTGTTAATGAATTTGAGACATTGATAATTGATAAATATAATCTTAGAGATTATTATAAATATTTTGAAAAAAAACAAAAGATTGAATTATTTGATAGTATAATTTATTTAAGGTCTTGCGATGACCCAAGAAAACTTAAACAATTAAATCTCGGTTGGTGTCTAATAGATGAAGCAATCGAAATAGAAAAATCATATTATGATGAAATTTTGAATGGTAGATTAAGATTGCATAATGACACTAAGTTAATTCTATTAACAAATCCAGATACTCCTGACCATTGGATATATCAAGAATATATGAGTGGTAATATCGAATTATTTGAAATGTCGACATTTGAAAATGCAGAACATTTGCCAGCAGATTTCATAGAAAATGCTAAGAAAAAAGAATATCAAGATAAAGATTACTATGAAAGAAATTTTCTTGGTAAATGGGTAACTGCAAAAGGTCAGGTATTATGGGGTATAAAACCATATGATGAACATTATGTCTTTAATCCAAAAAGGTCAAATCAGGTAATAATCGGAATTGATTGGGGGTATAGCCCCGATTATACAGCTGTTGTCTTTATAGATGTGTTTCTAAGTAATAAATCAAATACCGAACAGATATATACTGGTGATATCATAGATAAATATATAATATTCGATTATATATATACTCAATGTAAAATTACAGCAGAAATAAGAACAATGATTTCAGAAAAATTAAATAAATATGGATTGTTTAAAAATGATGTCATTATTTATGCTGATAACGCAGAACCAGACAGAATAAATGAAATGGTAATGGATTCTTTTAAATTCGGAAAGACAATTAAAAGAATTGAAAATTTTGAAGGCGTAAAAATGGAGATTACTAATGATGCATATGAGTTTATTAATACTCACAATGTATATTATCTGCCACATTTGATAGAAATAAAAAAAAGTCTTCATCTTTTTAGATATAAGAAAAAAGATGATGGCTCTTTATCAGATATTGTAGATAGAAGATATAAACACATACCAGACGCAATAAGATATGCTGTATATTCATATTACAAAGAACAAACAAACACAATAAAAAATTCTATGCAATTAGAAACGTATATTGCTTTAAATAGATTTGATGAAGAATATCTCGACAATGAAGAGCAAACACATAGACTTCATCTAAGAATTTCAAATAGGAGATAAGTTTATGAGTATAAAAGACAAATTATTAAACACAATGTTTAAAAAACAAATTGACTCTATAACAGAAAAAATAAAAAGTGAAATAGAGTTGAAATCATATGCTGTGTCTCAATCATCCAATACGTCTATTGAAGAAGCATTAAAACGGGCATTTGCAGATGATGCAGAACCAGATTTAATAATTAATTATATGATATTCGCTTGTTTATCATATACAACTCAAGAAACAGGTAAAATAAAGCTAAAGGTTTATAAAAATGGTAAAGAAGATATAAATAATAATTTTTATATTAAATTGCAATATTTAAATCCTTTATATTCTTGTCAAGGTGAATTTATAGAACATATAGTCTTAAATTTAATATATTATGGAGTCGCATATATATTAAATTTAAAAAATTATTTTTATATCGTCAAGAAAACAGACCTCGAAGATATAGTTGTAGATAATGATACAGGATTGCCAATAAGTTATAAATATAAGGGTAAAAGCTATACAGACAAAGATATAATTATAATAAAAAATATAAATAATCCTGAAGATATAAAAGAACCATACTCTATTTTTGATAGTATAGAAAGAATTGCTCCTTTAACAAATTCAGGTGTTAAGTTTCTAAAAAATTTCTTTGAAGAAGGTGGTTTTATTCCTGGATTTTTCAAATCTTCTTCTAACGTTGATGGAACAGCAGTATTCAATCAAACAGTTGATAGATTACAAGAAGAACAATTATTTAAAAGAGTAATGAATAGAATTAAGAGTGGTAAAGCTGCAATTCTACCACCGAATTATGAGTTCGTTCCAGCCGGGACATCGCCGAAGGATTCTATAACATTAGAGATTATAAAGCATATTGAAGATATAATAGCAATAGCGTTTAAAATACCGAAATCAATAATAGGTAAATTAAGTTCTGGTGGTTCATATTCGCTTACAAACGCAGAAAGAAAAATATTTTATGATTGCGTTATAGATGTATATATAACAAAAATCGAAGGTGCATTTAATCAATATGTAAAAAGATTTATTGATAAAAATATTGAAATTAAGAGAGATACTTCAGGACTTGAATATTTAAAATTATATATGCTTGATTACGCAACTCAAATAGCTCAAGTAGTAGGTTCTGGAATATTTACAAAAAATGAAGCAAGAGAAAGATTTTTTCAGTTACCAGTAATAGAAGGTGGAGATTCATTATCAAATAATAATAACAATAATAATCAGCAATATGACAAACCAGCAGGAGATAGAGGGAATCCTGTTCAAGAAGGTGATGAGAAAAAAAATAAAGCAATAGATACTGAAAGCGATATAGAGTTAATAACAAAAATAATGCAAGAAAAAATATTAAAATATTAGACCCATTGATAAGAGATTTAGTCATCGATTTAAAAGATGTTTTTAATATTATAGCAAGCTCTATTGAGATTTCAGACGATAATAAAGATAAAAAACCTTCGGATTATGAAGATGATTCATCATTATTATTATTATTATTAAATTCTGCTTTGTTACAAGAAGGAATGGAAAAATTTGAAAAAATATTAAAGAAATATTATCAAACTGCTATAAAAAGAGCTGAAAGAATTATATCAGAAGTATATGTAGAAGATAGAGACGAAAATCCTGCAAAAGATTATGAAGAATGGATTAATGAACAAGTAAAAAAAAGTAGTAAATATTTTTATGAAAATGATATTATAGCTATTATATTAAATATTATTATAAATAACCGAAATAACACATTTGAAAATATAGCAAATGAAATAAGAAATAATTTAATTGAAAACGCACAAGCTAAAGCAAGAATATGGTCTACAACAGAAATAATGAAAACACTTAATGAACATTTATGGAATAAATTTTCATTAATGAGTAAAAAAAAGAAGAAAACTGTAAAAGCTTGGAGGTCAATGAGAGATGAAAAAGTAAGATATTCGCATCAAATAGTTGATAATAACGAATGGATACCATTTGAACAAAAATTTACTTTAACTACAATAAACGGAAGAACATATTCAGCTGATAGACCATATGACCCAGAATTGCCACCAGAATTAGTAATAAATTGTAGATGTTTCTTAATAGTTCAATTCGTTAATAATTAAATTTCTTGACTTTTAAAAAAATAATGAAATATTTAATCGAGGTAAAAAAAATGAAAAAAATATCTTATATCGATAACGCAGTATATTTTAAAGATATTGCAAAAGATAATGAAGATGAATCTATAATAATAAAAGGTTACCCCACGACTCCTGATATAGACAGGACTAATGACATAATCGAATCATTAGCATTCAGCGACTCTATAGATACATACACAAAAGCTTCTGGCTCGATATTTTTTAATCACGATTGGAATGAACCTGTAGGTAAAATATTGTCATATATACCACCTGATGAAAATAATAGTTTTTTAATTACGGCTAAAATATATCCTGACATAAACGAAAAAGTGTATAAAATGGTAAAATATGGAGTCGTCAAAAGTTTTTCAGTAGGTTTTTTTATAAAAGATTATGTTGAACAAAAGATAAATGGTAAAAATATAACAATTATCAAAGATGCTGATTTAATTGATATTTCAATAGTAACAGTCCCAGCAAACCCAAATGCAAATTTTGAAATGGTTAAGTCATTAATAAAATCAGTAGGTATTAAAAATTTTGAAAAATTAATTAATGACGAAAATAATTTAAATATTGAAAAAGATGTTTCTAAAGATTCTTCAAGTAATGAAGATGAAGAGTTCATTAGTGTAAAGAAATGCGATATGGACAGATTGCTTAAATCTGTTGATGAAATGGTATCGTATTTTATTAGGCTTATGGATAAATTATCTTCGGAACAAAAAGAAGAATTTTGTAAAATGATGTCAAATATTAAAAATTTAAAAAAATAAGGAGATTTTATGGAATTTAAAAATATTACGGAAGCTATTGACCAAATAGCTGTATTACAAAAAAAAGCGACAGAATTTAACACTTCAGAAGACTTAAAAAAAGATATGAGTGAATCTCTAAAAGCTCTTGAATCTTTTATATTGACTCAAAAAAATAATGAACCAATTATAGAAGATAAAAAAAGCGGGGTTACTTTATCAACTAATGAATTTATAGATTTTATGATTTTAAAATCTATAGATGAAAGAGATTCTGCACTGCGAAATAGACAAAAGTATTCAGAAAAAGATTTAATGTCTTTAGTCATAAAAGATAAAGCTAAATTTAAAACTCTTTCAAACACTACAACTATGGCAGATTGGATACCTGTAGAATTTCAAAATCAAGTTATTGATTTAATAATAGAAAAAACAGCAGTAATAGCTGATTTTATTCAAAATATTTTCAGATGGTCTACTGGCTCAAGCACAAGACGATACCCATATGTTGACTGGTATGCAAGTTTTTATGGTGTGGAAGGCACAACTATAACAGAAAGTAATACAAGTGATTTATACTTTGATATATCTGCTAAACCTTTTAAGGGATTATACAAATGGACAGATGAAGTAGATATGTTTACAGTTGTAGAAATGCTTCCTATTCTTAGAAATGCTTTATATTTTGGATTGTCCATTTCAATAGAAGATTCAATTATAAATGGAGATTCGTCTTTATCATCTCCAAGTGTAAGACGATATTGGGATGGACTTAGAAGGCTTGCTATAGATGCATATAATTCAGCTGATTTATCTACGTTTAACTATACTAATTTCAGGTCATTAAGACAAAAATTAGCAAAATATGGAATTAGACCACAAGAATTACTTATTGTAGCTGAAGAAAGCAAAGCTTATTATAAAATGCTAAATGATAGTAATTTTTTAACTATCGACAAGGTAGGAGCTAAAGCTACAATATTAACAGGTCAACTTGGTATATACGATGGGATACCTGTAAGAACTTCAAGCGTATTACCATTAACTGATTCAACTGGTGAAATATCTGGAACACCTGCTAATAATACATACGGCTCAATTCTTGTTGTTAATAAAAGACCTTTTGCTGTAGGATTTTATGGCTCGCCAATTGTTGAATGGGATAAAGATATTACTATCGGAGTAACTTATCTTGTAATGAGACAATATTTTGGCTTTAGTGCTATTTATTCGACTAAAGGTGTAGCTCTTGGTTATAAAATGTAATTTATGAAATTTGTATTTTAATTAATTTACGGGAAGGGTATATGTTAAATTATAATGATATAATAAACGTATCAAAACAATATTTAGAAATTGCTGATACAATGACAACAGAAATTTCAATTATAGAAAATTTTATAAAGTATATAGTATATCCTTCCCTTTGCAATTTTGTAGGAAGAAATTTTCATATTGTTATAAATGACGGATATTGTTCTGGAATAAACACAATATCTTCGGTTGAAATAACAAATAATGCATCTGCTATTAATGATTATTATAATAATTATTATTTTGAAATAATATCTGGATTTAATGCTGGTGAAAAAAAGAAAATAATAGATTATGATGCTACTACAAACATAATAACACTTGAAAGTAATTTGTCTGGAATTCCTGATGCATCATCACGATATGCTATATTATTATTTAATGATGAAAGTTTTATAAATGAACAGAATGTGTTTGTAGATAATGAATTAGTCTTCCCCCCTTTGCAAAAAACACCGATAAATCAAATTCTTTCGCCAGAATTTTTATTAATATCTAATACTGTAATTAAGTTAGATACAGACGCTTATAAGCTAAATAAAATATATAATATAAGACATATATATGGTTTTTTTGATTATTTAAGAGATGTAGAAACAATAATTGTAATGATTTTACAAGATTTCTGGAAAAGAAAAGGTAAACACGGTTTGCAAGGTATTACTTCAAGAACAATAAATTTAGAAGATACATTGGTTGAACAAAATTATTTAAAAGAGATTTTTACAAGTTCTTATCGAGTCCAATTAGCTAAATATATTGTCCCATACGAAAAAA